CGAACGACTTGCTTACCCGTTGAACGCGGGGCTGAGCAAGATCGAAAACAATTGGGTTATGAATAAACTCCAATTGGTGAGGTTTAGTGTGATAGTACCGGAGATGAGCAAGCTCATCAATAAGGCTCAGTTCCCCCTTACGGGGTTTCCGAGTCTTAGTAACAATCCTTTTCATTGGACTGTTTCCGGTTACTAATGCACTAGGGTCTGATGGATCTATTCCCCCATGAAGGGAAAATGGAATCCATTTCGACCATCTCCTGTGAAAATCTGCTAACGCAGGCGTGTAGAAACACTTAAGACCTTCATCATCCCACTTCAACAAATTGTTGAGTGCGAGGATGAGATCAGAAAGTGTCGAAATACGCCGACGTATGTAGAAAGGAGTTACCTCTTTACCTCTGTAATAATGTTTTCCACATGATTCACGGAAATATCCGGAAGCATGCGTTTTCTTAGAGTTCATAGAAAATCCTAAGAAATGGAGAACATTACGGAGACGTACTACTGCCTTTTTAGAGCAGATAATGTCGTCACCATAAACAGAGATAGGACCTTTGATCTTAGAAAAGTAACATACTGCGCGTGTTATCGCGTAGAATATTAGCGATTCGAGTTCAAACGTGTACCCATTACCCATGGACGAGAACATTTCTAAGAAATGTTCTTCACCGTCAATGAGTGTGGTTCGCACGCGAAGGTCCTCCAGAACCGACCACCAATCAGATGGGAGCAATAATGCTACCAGAGTGGTTGTTATTGAGTCGGATGCTGCTGAGAGATCGATAGTTGCCAATCCGTTGTCGAAGGCCGTTGAGGCCAATCTTTGATTAACAGTTTGATCATTAAGATCAATACCTGCCTTTCGAAGTTGACGACGAATATGGTTTCCCATAGATCGCTGTAACAGCATATTGATTTCGGGCTCTTTACAGGCCACTCGATCAATATCTGAACTTTTCGGTACAGTGAACATCACCGAAGACTCCTGGACTTTCACCTTTTGCAAAGATAATGTTTCGCTGCCCGATGAAGGGCAGGTAAAACCATTTTCTTGCGAAGGTGACTCAACAATAGCATGACAAGCGTCATGCCAGTGTTTAAGTGCAGTTGTGCTACAGTGTGATTCACCTGTAAACTTAAGGAGAGGCGCTAAAGCGCCCCTTCTTACCCTGGTGGAAGCTCCGCCTGTATGAGTCGCATGAAAGCGCTTAGTGACAGGGGGGAGTGGACCAAGGACGCCAGTGATAATGGTACGGATGTACGAGATAAGTGCTGTTGAGGTTGTGAAACCAAAATCAGCATCATCAAAGTACAGCCTAGCATTAGTCTTGGCGTTATTTACTTCGCAAGCTAACCATTTCTGGATAGCTCTTGCTTTTCGCTCGGATGCTGACGTCGACTTAGGGTCACAGTACTTAGAAAGGATTTCCTTTCTTAGGTACGAAGACTTAAAGTCGTCACCTTGTACTAATCCTTCTAATTCATAAATGAATTCATCGGATAAGGACTCAGGTAGAGCATATTTGAAGGTCATGACTGACCTCCAAGAGCTTGAGTAAGCGACATGTACATGGTTAACCTAGTACCATCATTTATCATATTTCTCTTCCTTTTGGTTAGAGAGGTTGCTAGTGCACATCAACAAAGTTGATGAGGAGTTCTTCCGTTAACATAGCTAAGTCTAGATTTAGACTTAGATATGCTAATAGCACTAAAGCGGTAATAACCAGGATGGCTACTAACGCTACTACGATAGGTAGTGAACCTCTTCGCACAGCTTTAAAAGCCATGTGAATAAGGAACACCAATCTATCTTGAATCCAACGAGCCAAATCAGTAGATTGGTTCGCCATCAGCAACGGATGTATCAACAAGATGACCATCGGTAATCAAACCGTTAATCATTCCGAGGATATTATCCCGTTCCTGAGTGGTGGCACCTGCGGCAAAGTCGAAGGTGAGCTGCACGTAGTTCGTCCGGAGCAATGTATATTGCTCAGGCTGACCTACTTCAGCAGCATCGTATACCACTGGATTCTTCAGGCGGATGGAAACCTTGTTACGGTTACCTGTGTCGCGCGAAGAAATTGAAACTGTGTTTTCGGCGAATTTGACAGCAGCGGTTTCGCTGAAGTTAAATACGCCACCAGTTTCACCTGAAGGTACAAAGTTGTGTACCACTGGGGTAGTCTCACGGTCTGAAACCGTGAAGGGTGCATAAGATGGCATGTAGCCACTCCTTATAAAGCTCATGATGAGCCGGCTTGCGCCTGTTGAAAACCTCGTTAAGAGGTGTGGACTGAATGTCCAATGAGGTGGAGACCTCATTTCGGGAAGTAGGATTACTTCCCTAGGATTACCTTGGCCAACGCACCCAGAGAAATTACTTTGTCTGTGTTGAGTCGGGGATCCCAAGAGGGAAAGGGAATCGGAAAGGTTATAAGCGGATACCGCTTATGAGCCTTTAACGATGCCCTTAGGTTTTCCCTATTACCTAGGAGTACAGTGTCCTTGGCTTCGTTCCAGAAGGCTTGCGCCTTCCAGTTACAAAACCGAGTACTGTAGCCATGCTGAAACCTTAATCCCATTGGCGGTGTTAAAGCCGTTAGGAAGTTACCAATAGGTATAAACCAATCGATTACGAATGACAAGGGAAGAATTTCCCATGCAGTCGATAAAGGATTAGTTAAACCTAATTTGGTAAGGTCATAGAGAGAAGGGTTAGCAACCGTAAAGGTTACGCCCATTTCAATCCCACGATTAAATTTTGAGGCCGGATTGGTAATACCACTTTTATGTGAATAAAAGGGTAGACCGCCGACGCCAAAATCAGTATCGCGAGATATTCTCACAATGGATAAAGGAGGATCCTTTTGGATGCCCTCAGATATGGTCATTGCAGCACTGTAAATGTCGTTAAGCATAGGTTTCCATCCATATTGGAGGGCTAACCAATTGCGCGCGAAGGTACCAGATTTGTCAAACGACTCAGGAAGAATCCCGATAGTTTGGCCAATCTCTTTCCACTTTCTTCCTCTTGTTAATTTAGCAAGATGAAGTAAGTCGGAAAAGGTATCGGCGATAAAACGAAGGGTCTCGGGCATTTCGCCCAGAGTTTGACCAACGTTAAAATCGCCACCGCGTATCGCGTTCTGCACTTTTGCAGAACAACGAGAAACGACTTTAGCAGGAACATTCGGAATTTTGGTGAAAATATCAACCCCAAAATGGTCCCAATAAGGACCAGGGAGTGATGTTGAAGATTGGCCACGAAGGCCTTTCTTCCTACCGTAAGTGTAAGGTACGACAAAGTCGTAGTTACCCCCAGTCGCGACGAATTTGAAAGCGTCATACTGTGTAGGAAGGACGTATTGTCCGTTCACTTTCACAGTTGGAACACTTTCAGCTCGTTTTGAGCGGAGTGACACATGTGTCGACTTACTGTAGTTTCCCCAAGAACCGTTAGGCCAATTAAGATTGCCCTGACGGACGTGTTTTTCTATATTATAGAAAACATCTCGATCAGCCATATTATGCTCCTCAAAGGTAAATTAATTAATGCCACAGAAATGTGAGCACTAACGAAAGTTAG